GTTGTCCGATAGCGTTAGCATCTCTTTCCAGAGCGAACATTAAACCTTTGAATTTCTCAACAGACCAACGACCATTTGAATCTGTGTCTAAGTCAAAGATTCCAGCAGTTGTTGTGTTTACTTGAGCACCAGCAACAGCCGAAATATAAATACTTCTAACTACTTCACGGTTTATCTCAGCAAGAATTTCACCAGACAAGATATTTGCTAGTTCTGTTTCTGCATCTAGACCATGAATTGCTTTTAAGTCTTGCGCAAGTTCCATTGTATACTCAGCTTTTAACGCACGAGTTACAGCAGTTACTGTTGTTTTTTCTATACTGAAAGCCATTTCAGCGAAAGCATTAGTGTTTGTATCACCTAAAGCTTCACCTTGAGCCAATGTCATACCTGTTGGTGACAAGTATGTACCAGCACTTGGGCTATCGTTTAGAGTTGCAGGGTTTGAACCTGTCATTGCAGATGAAGTTAGGTTACCAGCTGCGTCATCATTAGAGAAACCAGAATCTGCTTCATCTCCGAGAGCCTCGCCCCCGTCCATAGATGCAAATCTTGCTCTCATAGCAAAGATTAAGCCAGTTGGACCTGTCATTGGTTGTACACCGCAGATATCATATGCAATTAAGTTAGGCATTGAGCGTCTAACTAACGATATTAAAATTGGGTCCCAGTTCTCAACATCAGCACCAGTGCTGTTTGTTGGAGCTGCTTCTTTTAAGAAACTTCTATCTTCTTTGATAGCTTTTTCTTGGTTTTCAAGAATTACAGTAGTTACTGCCCTTTTATACGAATCCTCAATCTTTGGCAAATCGGGATGTGCAAGGACTGGCGACCACTTTTCTTGTAGATTTTCTGTTTGAAACATTGTTATTATCTCCTATATTTCTACTATTTATATTATTACTTAGTTGCACCCTTAACAGCAGTTCCGATTGCTTTACTATAAGCAGCCATCGAATCTGTTATGTCAATGTCCTGTGCAGGGCCAGTTTCTACATTATCAATATTTTCGGTTGTTTCCTTTTTAACTTTAGGGAAATAACTTTCTTTTAAAGTATCAAGTTTACCTTTGAAGTCTTCTTCGTTTCCGAAGTCAACATCTTCAGTAAGACCTTTGAACTTTTCAATTTCGGTATCAGCTAAATCAGAAGACATCTCTGAAATAACTTTATTACGAGTTAGTTCATCATTAGACTTTTTAAATTCTATTGATTCATCTAAAGTCTTATTGACTTTTTCTTCTAACTCTGCAATTTTGTCTGATTGTGCTTGTAGTACATCATACTTGTCATCTGGGATGTCAACATAATGGTCTTCAAACAACTGTTTCAAACCAGCTATGAAGTCTTCAGCGATTTCTCCTTTTAGACCTCTTTCGACTGCTAGTTCATTTTCTTTCATCCATTCTTCTACAACATAGTTCATGTATGTGTCTACTTTTTCTGTAAGTTCAGATTTGTTAGACTTAATACCTTCTGCTATTTCGTTGTCATAGTTTTCTTGAAGTCTTGTGACTTCATCACGAACTTTAGATTTAACTGCAGATTCGAAAACAGTAGCTGCTTTCTTTTTAAACTCATCTGTTAAGTCACCTTCTCCACTCATAAGAGCTTCAACATGTTCTGTAACATCTATAGTTTTAATTCTTTGTTCAACAGCTTCTTTCTGTAGAGCTTCTTTTTCTTTATCTTCTTCTGAAGCTTCCTCAGTTTTAGCCATCATTTCTTTCATTTTGTCATAAGTAGCTTTGACCATTTCCATAGACATGTCTTTCATTTCTGTTTCCATATCTTTCATTGCTTTAATCATTTCCATTTTAGACATTTCTTCAACTTCTTCTTTCTCAGCAATTATTTCTTGTCCGTCTTCTACTTCAACAGTATCTCCAGCTGCCAAAGGTTTAGCAACTTTCTTTTTGCCGTCATTTGGTGTATCACCAGAATCAGGTTTACCTTCACTTTTCTGAGCAGCATCGCCTTTTTTCTCATCAGCTTTTTTACCAGCTTGAGTACCAGGGCCAGACTTATCAGAGGGGTGTGTCACTGCAGGGCCCATATCTTGTACTTCGCCCCCAGGTGTAACACTTGAAGCATCAGAAGCTTTTAACTGAGGTTCAGCGGGAGCTGCACCTTTCTTAGGAGCATCCGATTGTTCTTCAAGCTCACTAAGGACTTCTGCCTCTAATTCTTCAATAGTTTTTTCGATTTCGCTCATTGGATATCTCCTAGTTAAATCTATTGTTATTAATTAATATCATTTTTCTTTTATATTAACACTTATTTATACATTATAACAATTTGAGGAATTTAGCAAACTCCAAATTTTGTTCTAATGCTTGTTTTTTCCGAATTCTAGAGTTGATTCTTTCTTTCGCTTCCATTAACTCAGATTCCACAAGTGCTCCATGATTCCATACCCATTCTTTACCTTCCATGATACCTTCAACGAAAGCACTAGGAGCAGAGGGGTCTGAAACGATATCAGCAGCTGTAGCTAGATAAAAATCATTTCTCACATAATTACTACCATCTTTCTTTTGTTCTAAACTTCCCATTCCTCTTGAAGAAACACCAAGTTTAGCTCCCTCATCCATAAGGGTCTTAACGATTTCACCCATAGGTGTTGCAAGTATCTTAGCTTCTCCTATAAAGTTTTTACCGTCAGGGTAAAGTGCAGTTATCATGTGAGAAGCTCTTTCTAAATTTATTGTTGGACCTTCTGGGTGTCCTAATTCACCATAGGCACGCTTCTCTTTGATGAATTCTTTATCATATCTGTTAACTTCTTTTTGAAGTATTTCCATTGGATACACACGGCCGTTCTTGTTTTTAATATCAGCCTGCATAAAGATACCTTTAATTTTATATTCTTTCTTTCCGTTTTCTTTTTCTTCGGTAATGTATTCTACATCACTTGCAAATTCTTCGGATATTAATTTTACTTTATTACTCATAATTCTCTCTATGTTGTGTAGTTAGCATCCTTTTTAAATTCTAATATAACGAAACCAGATGTTCCTCTTGTTTGTGCATTTATATCAGATGATGTTGCTGTTGTATTTGTAGCACTTCCTAAAATCAAACCTGCAGAACCATCATAGTGGCCACTTCCAGCAAGTTGTAATGCAACTACATTAGCAGATGCTCCAATAAATTTAATGATACAATCACCTGTATTTGCAGCGGCAGTTCCTTGTGTTAATCCCCACCATGCTCTTGATAAATCTAATTTTGCTCCATTTGCAAAACCACTTAAACCATGTGCATCAAGAATTAAGTTATCCGCAGTATCATTGTCAAATATTGCTTTAACTGTGACAGTTCCACCAGCTCCAGCAGCATTTACTATTGTATCTCTTAATGTTGTTGTTACGAATGACATTAATTAAACTCCTATTAAATCGACAGTACTTCTTTTTCAAAGTACGAAATTAAGTCCTTTTCACGAACCCTATTCTTCTTACTTACTGTTTTTATTGTTTTATCGAAAGTATTTAGGAAATCATTAGGTTTCGCATCCATAACCTTAAAGATATCATCCACCGCAGTCTTCATCTTAGGGGATAATTTCCTATATTCTTTAGACTTCTTATGTTCATCTTTTTCTAAAAAAGGTTTATAAAAAGAATCAAACTTTATCGCCATCTCCCTCATCCTGTGTGACAGAAGACTTAACAAATGTATTTGCTACTTCTTTTCTTTTTGTTTCTAGTGCATCTGCTACTTTTGAAGAAATTGTATCTTTAAAAGCTGTTTCAGCACCTAAGTTATCACCATCGGACAAAGCATCTATTATATCTTTAGTTTCCGCCATTGTTATCTCCTTTATTATTTACTCCGTCAGAACCTTCCATATCTTCTGGTGATATGAATCCACCTGTTGCATCTTGTGGGTATCTTGTAATACCATCAGTAGCATCTGGCATATCTATTCCACCATCATCAACATCAGTTCCAGCTTCTTTATTAATTTGATTCTTCATTTCATCAATTTCAGCATCTGTCATATTCAATACATTTTTTTGTACCCATTCTTTACTATAGAATGTTCCAATATATGATTCAATAGAACCTAAGTTATTTATCCTATCTTGCATCAATTCTGCTTTTTTTAATTCAGCAAAATGACCATCTTGTAAAAAGTTATACTGAATGTGTTCTTTCATAGTATCCCAATCTTCTATGGTAACAATACCTTTTAGAATTAATTGAGCTTTTAACATATCAGTAAAAATAGGTGTAAATCTTTTTCTTAGTCTTTGTACAAACTTAGTGAATTTTAATTCATCTCTTGTAATCTCTGTTGAACGACCAAGACTGAAACCACTTTCAGCTTCCATTCTAGAGATAGGTACATTTAATGAACGATATAATTTGTTTTGGAAATATTTTATATCTTCTATCTCACCTAAGTTTTGTCCACCTTGTAGTGTAGTAATTTCTGTACCACGACCACCTTCTCTACGAGGTAACCAAAAGTCTTCTAACATTGACATGTGATTTCTGTCATCACGAATCTCACCAGAAGAAGAATCATAAACTAGTTTGTTACGATAACGATTCATAACATCTTTTAGATATTGTTCTGCTTTTATCTTTGGAAGATTACCTACATCAATATAAAATATTCTTCTTTCAGGGGCTCTAGATATTCTGTATATAACTACAGAATCTTCAATCATTCTTAATTGATTTACGGGTTTGATTGCTTTGTGTAAATGTGAAAGTACATGACCTTTGTTTTGGTCAATTAAACCAGATGGTACATATGTAATAGAATCATCTGCAATTTTAATACCTTCGTTTAGTTGTCCTGCACTTAATCCTTTATCGTTATATAAGAAAAAGTCTTCTACACCTTTTACGATATCTAAAGATGTACCAGGTTTCTTATCTTTATTAACCTGTCTTACTTTTCTAATTTTTCTAGGGTCTATGTATCGTACTTCAACGACACCTTTTTTTGGATTTTTTTTATCAATTACTTTATGATAAAAAATTCTACCATCAATATACCATCTTCTAAAAATGTCATGTCCTTTTACATCAAAATCTAAAAGTGACAATACAGTATCAAACTCTCCACGAATTTTTCTTTTAATTGATTCGGTATATTCTAATCTATCAAGAACAATAGATACTGCCTGGTCTCTTTCATTGGATACAACAGCCTCATTAACTATATCCTCAATCGCCGAATCACACTCTGGTTGTTGTGAAATCTCACGATATCTACGGATTAAGTCAACCTCATTTCTTTCTCTGCCGTCTGTATCTAATACTTGACCAAAAAATCCACCCCCTGCTATTTCGACTGCGCCGTCATCTGCTGGGGGTACTGTAAATTTTTCTTGACTTTTGGTGTCTTTGATTTTCTCAAATTTAAAACCAAATAGTTCTGCCATAATAAAATCTCCTTTATTGTCTTTTATTTATAAGATAAAAAAAGACTGTTTTAGAAGTTCACACCACTAAGTGAGTAGTTTTGATACTGCCAAGTACATGAAAATTCTCCAATTGCTGTTCCAGCTGAAGAATCTAATGCAGGTGGAGCACCAACAGTAGTAGGCCATGCATTCTTAAAGATGTATGTCTTTAATACTGTATCATCTCTATCTAACATTTCAGCAGTTAAGTCTGTAGCATAATCTGCTAATGAGTTAACACCTGTATTAGTATCAAAGTCATTGATACCATTTGACCATCTTTGTAGTGCGTTCATAATCATGAAGTCTGTGTCCATGTAAAATTCTGTATCCCAAGTACCTGAAGTATCTCTATCTCCAGCAATTTGGATTTGTCTACCTCTATAACTTATTGGTAATGGTGCTATGGTAATAGCAGGTAATGTAGTACCTTTACATAGAAAAGAAGTTCTTCTAACATCTAGTCCTATTGAAATACCTGGTGGTGGTGTAATTGTTACACGAAACTGATTGGTACGATATCCGCCACCAATTAAATTTGCCTTAAAGTCATCTATCTGTGCCATGATTAACCTCCCACCTCACTAAACGCAACACCTGTACGAGTAGCAATAAAGTTTAATGTAATGAAGTTAATAGAACGAGCAGGTTTAACAAATATGTCTGCAACAAATTCGTTTCTATCAATTACACTACCTGTGTTATTTGAAGCATCACACTTGACTAAGAAGTCTGTAATACCTCTACGGCCTTGAACATCTCTTAGGAAAGGTTCAATTAAACTTCTAAATTGTGCTCTTGTAAATTCATCATTGAATTCAAAGAGTTGAAACTTAGCAGCTGTAGCAATTGCTTTTTCTAATACTAAGAATAGTCTTCTAACATTAATTCTGTCAAAAGCACTTGGTTTAGTTTGAGCAGTTTTATCACCGAATAAAGTCACACCTTGACCAGGGAAGTTAACAACAGGGTTAACTCTTGCTTGATAAAGAACATCTCTATCAGCCTTGTCTGGGTTAAATGATAATTTGATTGCTCCTCTAACTGTTCCTCTTGTAAATCCAGCTGGTGAGAACCATGCGTCAGCAACATTATCTGTGTTGGCACATAATCCAGCAGTTGAACCATTTAGAGGTACATGTCTATAAGCATCATTGTATTTGTCATACATGTACATATATCCACTATCGAATACCATGTAAGATGAGCTTGGACATAAGTCAGCAGCAACTCTTACATTACTTGCTTGTTTAGAAGATGTTGTGACACCGACTGTAGCAGAACGATATGGTGAAACAAATCCAACACAATCTTTTCTACCTTCTACTAGTTGAGTAA